CATATATTTGGTTTTTAGTTTATGCGTTGGTAGTCATCACTAATGCTCCAGTTCCAGTGAATGATGCAGAGAAAGTAGCTGGAGATTCCATGTCACCAGTAAAGTCTAAAGACTCAACTGCTGCAGTTCCAGTCCAAATCTTGTCACCACTTACGAAAGTAGAGAAAGTCAAAGTTACATCAGTTCTTGAACTTACAGAAGAAAATAAATCTTCTACGTTTACACCAGCTGCAGCAGATTCGATTACCGCTAAGCCATCTGTAGTTACTGACCAAGAACGAAGTCCTTGAATTTGTTGAGCCCATCCTCCACTATCTTTTGTAGTAGAATCTGGTAAGTCTGTGCTTACACTTAATGAGCATGAAGTTGAGTGAGCTACTGCTACACCACCAATTTTAACGACTAACAAAGTCCCGTTGAACACACCAGTTGTGGCCATGATATTTAATTTTAATGTTTATTTAATTGATTATCAATTACTTTTATTGATTTATTTTTAATCCTACTTTTTAATGCTGCATAACTTATGCCGATATAATCAGCAGCAAGTCTTTTGCTTTTAAATTCTCCGACAAAGTTACCATTCTTATCCCAAATCTTACAAGCCTTCATAAGATGGCTGTTTTCTACACCTTGCTTTGCCAAAGACATTTTATTTTTAGTCTCTTCACTTTTAGCAATACCCTTTCCTAATTTCCCCCAAGTATTGCCTTTGCTCCTCTCTCTTAAAAGATTTACCTCATTTTCTGTCTTTGGTCTACCCATACCAGCCAATGATATCTTTTTCTTAGTCTCTTCAGAATGTTTAGTATTTAAACCACCTGGTCTAATGTTATATCCGAAGTTTCTATCTGTTGCTCTTAAAATCTTAATAAACTGCTCTTCGTAAAGATTAAGACTTTCTAAGTCATCAGTTTTTAAGATGGTATAGAACATAAAGGAATCTATGCCATGTTTATTAAAAGAACGCTGAAGGTACTCGTTGTCGTGAGTACCCTTCTTTAGCCTTGAGGTATGGTAATTAAACCTTATCTCTGGCTTATTTATTGTTTGCCCGATATAAGCCTTCCCAGTATTCTTGTTCAGTATCTTATATAAGTACATACTATGTTGTTTGAGTTACGAAGTGATTAACTACGATAACTCTTCTAAAAATATATGTTTCTTCTACATAGTCAAAAGTAGCTTGGTTTGACACCATATTCCTTGTAACTATTTTGAAATCTGGAGAAGCATCTGGGTAATCTGCAGGAGCTACTCCTATGATTTCCAATAAGCCATTAGCCCATTCATCTACTGCTTTCTGACCTACCTCTCCAGACTTAAATGTTCTATACACTATGTCAAACTGTATGCTTACATCAAAGTTATAGCTTGTTTTGTCGCTATTCTCTACTGATGTCTGAGAACTTATTAACAAGAATGGAGGCTCGGCACCATCTGGAGCTATGGTATCATATACCGATAACTCGTAGTTGTTAGCATTTATCTTGTCGAAATAAGCCTTTCGTATAGCATATCCGCAGTCTTTCATTATCCTTCTACCTCTACTTCTTTAGAATCCGTTTGTTGGCCATTTTGAGCCTCATTTAGCTCACCAAAGAACTTAATAAGGGGTAAGCCATACTTTGTCGGTAACTCTTGAAAAAAGCCATCTAATTGCTTAATTTGCTCTGCGTTTAATGTTATTGTCATATTTGGTTATTTTTACAAATTTAGGTAAAATTATTTAGCTGCAATCAATGCTTTTAATTCTTCTATTTGTGCTTGTTGTTCTTGGATGGCTTTTACTAAATGTGGTATAATAAAGTCCATTCTAACTGCTAATAATTGTTCTTTTTCTTCAAACACGCTTACTGCATCTGGAATTACCTCTTGCATTTCTTGTGCTATAAATCCAAAGTTATTTTTTAAACCATCTATTAAGTCAAATTTCTTAGATTTAAGTTTTAATACCTTTTGCAATCCGTTATCTAATTCAGTAATATTTTCTTTTAATCTAATATCCGAGCCACTCCAAGCACCTACTGAATATAAATAACCATCTGCTCTTACATAAATTAAATCAGCACCATTTGCTTTGCCTATATTCATTGCTTGAGATGAACTATCGGATGTTTCTGCTCTAACTTGTAATCTAATACCACTACTTGGAGTAACAGCAATTCCTACATTACCCCCCGATGTGATTCTCATTCGTTCTATGTTACCAGTAGCTTGGTTATTTGTTGAGAAAGATAAATATCCAGAATAGTTACCACTTGTAGAATTATCTTTACCAGATTTAATATTTGCAAAATCAGCAATGGTTGATGTACCAACATAGTAACCACCAAATGATATACCACCACCTAAATCAGCACCTTGTGAGTTTGTACTATAAACTCTTATACCTTGACCGTTAGCTATAATTGAACTTGCACTTGAAAATACAGAAATACTATCAGATGATATTGTCATTGCAGGATTCCATGTAATAGCAGTATTAGCAGAGTTAGAAGCTGAAGTTGTACTAAATTCAAAACCACCTCCAATAGCTACAATTCTTGAAGCAAAACCACTGCTTGCTCTTACCCATCCAGAAGCTCCATAATAAGCATTACTTCCTAATTGTAATTGTTCTTGTCCATCTGAACGACCAGCAATAAATGAACCAAATCCTCCTATTTGCAATGCTCTAAATGGAGCAGCCCATGCAAATCCGCTTGTTCCAATTCCTACATCGCCACTGCTTGTAATTATAAGTCTATCTGAACCTCCATGATTAATAATAAAATTATTTGTAGAATCACCACCTAGCCCTATATAAGAATTTATTGCTCCAGTTGTAGTAATATTCTTCTGGAATTGTAATAAAGAACCTTGGTTAAGAAATGCATTCTTTAAAATCAAACTAATATTACCAGAGTCATTCCTATCTATCCAAAGTCTATTATTTGCAGTTTCCCAATAAAAGTTAGAACTTGTTGCTAATGCACTTGTACCATTACCGTAAATAATTCTTTGAGCAGTAAAAGATGTTGTACCAGTTCCTCCGTTAGCAACTGATAAAGCATTTGTAAGAGTCAATGAGTTTGATGATAAAGCACCACTAAATGTAGCACTTGTACCAGCTAAACCTCCAAAGAAAGTTATATTAGCACTACCACCAGCTCCAAAATCAGCTACTTGTGTACCACTATTTGCATTGATACTTAAACCAGCACTTGTTGCAGCTTTTACTTGTGGGGTAGTTAAAATTCCACTAAAAGTTCCAGTAGTTCCACTTAGTCCTCCAGTTAAAGTTCCTCCGCTAAGATTTAATTTGCTATTTAATTGAGTTTGAACAGCACTTGTAACACCGCTTAAATATCCTAATTCAGTATCAGTAGTTCCAGAAGAAACTAACTTCCCACTTGCATTTGAAGCAACTGCTCTTGATGCAGTTAAATCAGTAGTTAATACTGTTGAAATAGCACCAGTTAAATAAGCTGCTACTCTACCAGTAGTAAAGTATTGATTAGAACCTTCTGCAACATCTGAAGTTGTTAGAACTACCGTTCCAGCTTGTCCGTTTACGGTTGTAACTGGGAAAGTAATGTTTGTATTTGAAGCACTTGTGATTCTACCTTTACTATCTACAGCGATTGTAGGTACAGCAGTAGAAGTTCCGTAAGTTGTAGCAGTAACTCCAGTATTAGCTAATGTTAAAGCAGATGATACGTTTGCAGAGCCATTAAAGCTAACTGACCATGTAGCATCACCACTTGCAGCTATTGTTCTTGCAGTAGATAAAATGTTTGCAGCGTTTGCAGTACCATTTAAGCTACCATCTACGTTAGCTACTAAAGTTGCAACTGTATAACCAGTTCCAGTAGTGTTAACCACGTTTGTAGGTTCATCTACTAAACCAGTAAATATCTTAAACTTACCAGCATCAGAAGCATCTCTGAATAAACCAGTAAACTCTACTCTTTCTTGAACAGCATCATAGTATCTACCATAATATCCAATGTCAACCGCATCTGTTGTGTTGTTAGTGTTAGCTACCTCAAATAATGGGTCTTTAGAAGATATTGATTCTGTGTTTACAAAGGTTGCAGTACCATTGATAGTTAAGTTACCACTTACAACTAAATTGTTTGGCATTGTAACGTCATTAGTAAATGCAACTGTTGTTGTGTTACCTACGGTTGTTGTTGCTATTTGATTAGCAGTTCCGTTTATTGTTGTTATACCTTGGTCAGTCCAAGTTGCTGTTATTACGTTAGCATCTTGTTGAGTTAGGCTTAAAGTCTTTGTTGATGTACCACTTACCGCAGCAGATACGATAGAACGATTGTAAGCTATATCGTATTGACCTAATTTAACCGTAGTAGGAATCGCATAACCAGCAGTTAAGCTAAACACGCCACTATTGTTAGCGTAAGATAATCCAGTCGCTGATGATGATAATGCAAGTCTTGCACGAGCATCTGTATAATATAAGTTTGTGCCTTCTGCTAAATCTGTTGTAGTCTTTGCAGATAAAGCACTATTGAATCTTGCTTGTGTATAGTAAAGGTTAGTTCCTTCAGCTAAATTGGTAGTACTCTTATTGCTAAAAGCAGTATCAAATCTTGCTTGAGTGTAATATAGGTTTGTACCCTCTGCTAAGTTAGTTGTACTTGATGCAGCTAAGTTCGTTGTGAAATTAGCATTACCTCTCGCTTCTGTCCAATATAAGTTAGTTCCTTCACCAATATTTGTAGTAGTTAAAGTGACTGAACCGCCTAATGATACCGCTTGACCATTGATTGTGATTGAGCTATTAGTTAAACTCGCATTAGGAATAGCTGCTAAGTTAAATACACCAGTTGTGTTATTGTAAGCAATACCAGTTCCTGCTGTAATACTTAAAGCAAGTCTTGCTCTTGCATCAGTAAAGTACAAATTTGTACCTTCTGGCAAGTTAGTAGTTGTCTTAGTTGCAAAGTTAGTTGCAAAGTTTGCGTTACCTCTTGCTTCCGTAAAATAAAGATTTGCTCCTTCTGCCAAGTTAGTTGTGCTCTTAGCAGCGAAAGCTGAATCAAATCTACCTTGAGTATAGTATAAGTTGCTACCTTCTGCTACAACGCTTGTAGTTCCAGTAAAGTTACCAGTTAATGAGGCTGCACCATCATTGTAAGTCCAAGTGATACCAGTACCATTTCTAATTAAAGCGGCAACTGTATCATCAATTAATTCTTTAATCTCTATGCCACCTCCAGTAATAATCAAATCACCAGTTATAGTTAAGTTACCATTAATAGTTGCTGCAGCAGTAGAAAGTGATAAAGCTGTATTTACTCCAGCACCATCTTGAACTGGCTGTAAACTACCACTTACTCCAACATTATTAGCACCTATCTGTAATACTTGTCTATATGTATTTTTTACCGCTTTACCTTGAAGAGTAGCCATTATATTTTAATTTTTTTTATTTTAGTAACCATTTTATATAGTTCTTCTGAAGCCGAGTTGAATAAGAATGGTCTATGGGGCAAATTTACTACATTTCCGTTATTTCGTTTAAACGTCTGTGCGTAGCCCTCAAGTTGGTTCATATTTAAATTTCTATACACTGGAATTTGAAATGCGTCTCCAGGCCCAGGCCCAGTTCCAAACTCAACAAAAGGTGAATAGAATACACTTGAACCCACCTTTGCTCCTGCGTTCATATTGTAAGGAGTACTATAAATAGAAGCCTTTAATCTTCCCCCATTCACTTTGCCTTGTGGTGCCCTTGTTCTTGCATTTTTTTCAATAGTCAAAACAGACTCATTGATTATCTTCTGCACTTGCTGAGTAATAACATGAGGTGCCTCTTTTAACCTTTTTGATAGGTTAGTAACACTTGCTGTTTTATTTATAGTAAATGACATTAAGTAGTTTCCCAGGTTGTACTGATATTCTCCCAGAAAGCAGTAATACTATCCCAAGTACCAACTCTCTTTAAGGTAGAACAAGTGATTCTCAAAAAGTTATGACCATCAAATTCATCTATAACGCTGCTAATCAAGTAGATATTGCTATCATACAAAATAGTAAGGTCATTAGAAATAGAGATACTATTGGCATCTCTTATCCTAAAAACAATGTTATCTGATATAGAATCCTTACCAGCTATGTTTGTCTTGTTTTGATTATCCCTAAATATCTCAGCCCAACAAGTATAGTAGTCAACATCAGTTAAGATTTGACCACCAGCACCATCAGATTCTGAAACCTTAGATTGGAAAGTAATCCTATTTTTAAGTCTACTTATCATTATAATATTATGCTTACTCGTTTATAAGGCTTCATTAGTTCGTATGCAGATGCTATGTTAGCATTTGGCTTACTATCTTCTACAGAAGATTCTCTGTAATCGTATAAATCAGCAAGTATCTTATACAAGGCTGTTTTCATTATTGCAGGAGTAGTTGCATAACCACAAGTATAAGTGAATCTAAACTCCATGTGAGTAAAGGAGTTCATGTATAGCTTCTTGTATGTAGTGCCTAAGATATTGTACTGAGGGATTGTCATTTCTGTCCAATCATTGTTATCCCAATATTCAACCTTAGTGATATTGTTAAGTGGAGCATAAGGTAATTCTATAAACTCATCTACATAGGCTACAACTTGTAAAGTACGAGCTGTCATAGCCACCCCAGCATATTTTTCTAATCTAACCCTTGCAGCCACTATTAAAGAGCTAATTAAGTCGTTATCATCATCAAAG